ATGACAGACAAATTCAGGAAAATAGACAGGCAATATGTACTATCTGACAGCAGCGTAAATGAGTATGGTTTCCGGCTGCTTACATCGGGCTACCAGCTGGATGCCTTCCAGAAAAACCCAATAGGCTACTATATGCACCGCAGGGAAGATGGCATAGTGCTGAAGTGGGATGAGCTAAGAATAGAGGATGACAACATAGTGGGTACACCGGTCATCAACCTATGCAACGAGCGGGGCATACAGACCTGCGATGAAGCAGAGAACGGCTTTCTGAATGCGGCATCTGTAGGCCATATAGTGGTGCTGGAATACAGCACAGATGAAGCTATGATGCTGCCGGGGCAAACAGGGCCGACCATTACCAAGTGGTATAACAAAGAATGCAGCCTTGTAGATATACCGGGCAACCGTAATTCGCTCACCAGGCTGTATGATGCGCAGGAAAATGAAATAAACCTGGTGGATATTAAGGGCCATTCACCCGTTATAAAGCCCTTGCCACTACATACCATGAAGACGCTGTGTGATGCAATGCAGCTCGCTGATGAAACGGATGAACAATTGCTGGTAGCATCTGTACAAAACCTCGTGGCGAAGAATGATAGCCTGCTTATAGAAAATAAATTGCTGCACAATGATAAATGTGCACTGCAACAGCAGATAGATGATATAAACAGTGTGCGTACGCGGTATGAAGTGAACTCCATACTGGACAGAGCACTGGAAGATAAGAAGATCACCACCGAGCTGCGCGATAAACTGGCCAGTGACTATGCCGCGAACCCCGAAGGATTAAAATCGCTGATAAGCGCGATGCCCGCATACCGCTCTATAGCGGAGCACCTGAAAAGCAGGCAGCAGGACAAGACCGAAGAGCAGTGGGAATGGGATGACTACGAACGAAATGACCCTTCCGGCAAAAGACTCAAAGAGTTGCGGGCAAATGATGCGGTAAGATACAAAGATCTATTTGATAAAAAATTTGCAGTATAACGCCAGCCCCTGGCAAGCCCTACATAGCTGATAAACGCAGCTGATATCTCATCCGCATAACTAAGAATAATTACAGCATATAAGTGCTTATGCCGGAGGCATGCAAAGTTTATTGTGCCCCGCCTTGTCGACGGCATCCCCCCATGTTTATCAATTCCAGTCATCGTTTTTTCTAATCACAAATCAATAATTGACCAATGGCAATTCAAAAAGAGATCTGGCAAGACCACATCGAAGGAAACCTGTTTAAGAACAATGAATTCCTGCTGGCATCTACGGATGCAGGACAGTATGTACTTAACGGTTCAGTAGTACACATACCGCAGGCAGGCGCTACACCCGCAGTAGTGAAGAACAGGAGCTCGGTACCGGCAACAGTGGTGCAAAGGGCAGATACGGACATCACCTATTCGCTCGATGAGTTTACTACAGACCCGATACTGATACCAAATGCGGAACAGTTTGAGCTGAGCTACAACAAGCGCGAGAGTGTACTTATGGAATATGAGTCATCCCTGCGCCAGACGGTAGCAGACAACCTGCTTATCGACTGGTCGCCCACAGGCAGCACGGGGCAGATCATACGCACTACCGGAACATCAACCGCAACCACGCTTGCGGGCACTACGGGAAACCGTGCGAGGTTTACCGTCGTAGACCTGAAGAATGCACAGCTGCAGCTGAACAAGCAGAACATACCTATGGAGGGCCGCTATGCGCTGATCAGCGCGGATATGTTCCAGCAGCTGACAGATGATATGAGCGCGACACAATACCGCGACTTCAGTGCCGCATACGATGCAAAAGAAGGTGTGCTGGGTAAACTGTTCGGGTTTAACATCATGATGCGCGGTGGTGTGGTAACCTATACCAATGACAGCGCACCGGTAGTGAACCCTTATGGTGCAGCAGCTAATGCCACAGACAATGATGGTGTGCTGTGCTGGCAGATAGGCGCGGTAGAGCGTGCGCTGGGACAGATCACATTTTTTGAGCGCATAGGCGATCCTACATTTTATGGCGATGTGTACAGCGTAAGTGTGCGCATGGGTGCACGCATACGCCGCAGTGATGCAAAGGGCATCATAGCCATTGTGCAGGCCGCCGCTTAAATCACAATGCAAAAGACAGAGGTATGAGTTCTGAAATAAAGATATGGATACTCGTTGGGGTGGCGGGTGCTATGGCTACGGTGCTGGGCTTCATCATAAAAGTGGTAACCGGGCAGGTAATAAAAAGGCTGGATGAAATAGTGATGGAGCTGAAGCAGCTGACCCAGGCAACAACGATACAAGGCCAGCAGATAAAGGGACTGCAGGAGCAAGACGCCATGATACACCGCCGCCTCAATGAGCATGCCTCACGCATACATGCCCTGGAGACCAAAAACGATTAATAACCAAAAAAACGAACAAGATGTTTTGTACAAAAGTAAGGGCGCAGTTAAAACAACTGCTGAGACAATTTGACAATTACGTAGACGAACACGTAGATACCGCACTGAAGATAACTACGGAGCTGAAGACGCTGCTTTCTTCACCGGCTGCGGATGTTATAGCAGCTATCATACCCGGTAACATTGCCACAGAAATACAGCAACAATTACTGAATGCGCTGGGCAAAGCGATAGCAGCACTGACCATTGCTGATGATTGTAAAAAATATACGGATATCAATGACCAGCTAAAATGTTTTATTCAGCAGCTGCAACTGACTGAGCCGGATATACAGGACGCTATACTGCAAAAATTAGCCAGCCTGATCACCGGTAACCTTGACGGAGCGCGTTTTAAACAAAGCCTCTATGACCTGTACACACAGGCAAAATATTCAGCCAGCAAATAATTATTAAAAAACAAAAGGAACAATTATGGCCTCTATAAGCACTATTAACGAAGTGAATAATCCGGAATCAACTGCTGCCCTGGCTTTACAAATTGCGCAGAGCCAGGTAGGACAATGCGAAAAACCAATAGGGAGTAACAGCGGCCCCATGGTCAATGAATATCTATGGTCGGTAGGACTACATCCCGGCTATGCATGGTGCCAGGCATTTGTGTACTGGTGCTATGACGAAGCAGCTAAAAAGCTGAACAAGCCTAACCCTGTCGTAAGAACGGCCGGCGTACACGATTGCTGGAACAGGAGTACAAAGATCACGAAAGCCGCAGCCGTTGCACAGCCGGGGCTGATAAATCCCGGAGACCAGTTCATCCTCTCTTTTGGCGCAGAAGGACATACCGGAATAGTGGAAAAACTTGACGGTACCACCATACATACCATAGAAGGTAACAGCAACAATAACGGCAGCAGGGAAGGGTATGAAGTAGTGAGGCACCAGCGCAGCCTTGATGATAAGATACTCCTGGGTTTTATTAAATATTCTTAAACAATTGAAAAAAGCAAAAATCATGAAAAGTGCAGCACATTATTTCAACAACCATGAAGAGATAGACATACTTTATTTCACCAGTGATAAACTTGCCTTCTTTGAAGAGCAGGATGCAATAAACCACGCGGCATCTCTTGAAGATGATACCATAACGCAAATGACACGGGAAGAAGTGGATGAGCAGCTTAGCGCGTTGGCCGATGAGCATTTTGACGATGAGCCGGAGTATGATCCGCTGGATGAACTGGATGCAGAATAGGTATTAGCAGTAGAACTTTAAAATCATTTTATAATGGGTAGTGTAAATATAACACTGGCAAACGGCCAGCTCGGAGCAAGCCTCCAGACAAATGACGGAATTGCGGGAATGGTACTGACGGGTATTTCGGAGGCCGGTGGTTATACCGTGGGTATCCCGATACTGGTGACCAATATGCAGGATGTGGCAAACTCCGGAATTACTGCCGCGAACAATCCTTTTGCCATAAAAAATCTGCAGGAGTTTTATGACCAGGCAGGTGCGGGAGCGCAGCTATACCTGATGCTGACACCGGCGACAATGAACATAGATCATATGTGCGACAACGAAAATCCGGACGGCATCGTTGCACTATTGAATTATGCCGCCGGTAAAATAAAAATACTTGGGGTGATGAGTGACGATGCTGCTATAGTGGCGGCCGGAGGAACTATTACAACGGTGTCCGGGATGAATGGGGCAACAGGTGGTGCAAGAAATAATCTGCAGGATACTGCAACTGCGTTTTTTAACGCAGAGACCCCGTTTCGCGGGATAATAGGCGGAACGTCATATAGCGGAACTCCCGGAGACCTGGTAGATTTCTCGGTAGGCGGAGACCTGAACCGCGCAGCGATACTGGTGGGCGATACAGATATAACCTATACCGCCAAGGGGGCCGCTCTCGGACTGCTTTTAGGTACCATATCTTCTTTGCCGGTGCAACGTAAAATAAGCAGGGTGAGAAATGGCGCGTTGACAAATTCCGCCGTATACCTGGGATCTGCACATATTGAAAGTGTGCCCGGCGACAGCAATATACTGGCGCAGAAAGGGTATATCACCTTTACCACTTATCCCAATATCAGTGGCTATTTCTTCAGCGGAGATCCTATGACCGTGGCCAATACCGACGACTATCATTTTCTTTCACGCGGGCGCGTTATAGATAAGGCGCATGTGCTGGCTTATGCAACATTTGTACAGGAAGTGGATGATGAAGTGCCGGTAAATGCGGATGGCACGCTGGATGCAGGGTTTTGTAAATGGCTGGAGCGGCAGATAACGAACCAGGTGAATAATACAATGACCGCCAATAAAGAGATCAGCAGCGTTAGTTGCTATATAGATCCGGCACAAAATATCCTCAGTACCAATACACTGAATGTTGTATTAAAAATAACACCGGTGGGCTATGCGACAGATATAGAGATCAGCCTGGGGTTTGAGAACCCGGCCAGCTAAGGAACGATAACAAAATATTTAGTCAACAATAAAAATCTGAACTATGCCATCAATAGCATTTTTTGACAGCAAAGACTGTGAGTGGGCGGACATGACCGTAATGTTTGCCGGTTCCGCGCTCACCAAAATAAGAGGGATAAAATATAAAGCCGCTAAAGAAAAACAGCTGCTACACGCAGCTGGGGATGAGCCGATAAGCATACAGAGCGGTAACCGCACCTACGAAGGGCAGATAAAAGTGCTGAAAGGCGCGATAGATGATATGAACCGCGCGGCCATAGCGGCAGGTGGCGATGATATACTTGATCTGCAGTTTGACATTGTGATCACCTACAAGCCTAAAGGCACAAGGCCTTTACAGACAGACACCCTGGTGAATGTGGAAGTGAAAGATTTTGAAAAAGGCTGGGAACAAGGCGCGAAAAATATGGATGTAACCCTGCCCGTGATCTTTATGAAATTAATAACTGAATAAACAGTAAGCAAAATGTATAGAAAATATTACAACCACGGGAATGATGCAAACAGTGGCGCGGCTCCTGCTTTGACCGGGCAGGCTACGGAAGCACAGATAAAGGAGTGGAAGGCAAAACACAAATATGGTATCTATGCCATAGAAGTAGGCGGGCATATAGGCTATTTTAAAAACCCGGGAAGGAATGAGCTGAACTGCGCTATGAGCAAAGCAGACAGGGATAAGGCACTGGCACTTTTTGAAGAGCTGGCAAATATCACTTTTATAGGTGGCAGTGAAGAACTGCTGAGTGATGACCAGATGTTCATAGGCGTGAGCCAGGAACTAAAGGTGAAGCTGGACGGTAAAAAGGCTAAGCTGGTAAACTTATAGCGGAGGCATGCGGAGGTCCGGCGCATGACTCCATTGGCTACCTCGAAACATTACTGGAATATTACCTGCCGGGCCTGGACCACCGGTCATTGAGCGATGAAGCATTTGCTCAGAAGATAGCACACCTGCGTTACCTCCGGATGCAGGATCAAACATCATCGGACGACTAATTATTCAGTAATCGCTCTTTTTGCCGGGCAAATTCTTCATCGGACAATACACCCTCTTTCCTCAGTTCATTCAGCCGGTATAGCTGGTCGGCCACGGAAGAAGCGTTGTTTTGTTCCGCAATTTCCATCATTCTTTCGCGGTATGCTTCATCTTCTATTTTGGGAGAAATAAGTGCGAAAATAAAACCAAGCACTGGGATAAAGCTTGCAATAAGAAATGCCGGCCAGAAGCCGATCTTCCGGTCTTTACCGATCATGCCGGCGGCGACGGTAAAAATGTAGGACAATGTAAAAACTATTACCCAGAATAGGGTCAGATAGCTGGCTATGAATACTAACATCGCGAAATAGATCAAAGTAACTAAGATCAGGCTCTCCTTCGGTGCAGGATTTGATTTGGAATAGTTTGTCATGAGGTGATATTTGAAGCAGGTAAAGTTATTACAATATACAAATAAGTTAACAGATATGACACTTGAAGCAGAAAATTTGCCTGCAACACTTGGTGAGAATAGTGCCAATTCTTTGTCGGCACTGTTGGGTGCACTGAATGGCTACGTAAACAATATGGTGACTGCGGTGGGCAGCCTCGACAACAGTATTCTGTTGCTCACTATGAAACTCGATGCATGGTCTTCTTCTGCTTCACTCGTAATGCCAGGCTTGTATAGTGGTAATGGCGGTACACCAGATAAACTACAGGGCAGCTCCACCGACCATGAGCATCAAGACAAGGATAAGGAGGCAGAAAGTGTGTGGCTGCAATTACCTGGCATTGGAGAAAAGATACTGAACACAGCAGCAGCATTTGGTGAGTTGCCAAAGGGACTGGAAACCTTGAAGAGGTCGCTGGGCATGCTGAATGAAGCTGGTGAAATGGTTAAAGGGCTGGAAACTCTGGCAACAACTGCAGAAGGGGAAGGGTCGCTGGTGGCTGGTGCTGCCGGGGCGGGAGCGGCAGCTGCCAGCTTATTAGATGTTGCAGAAGTAAGCGCATCTGCCGGACCAGAGGGTCTGCCAATTGCCATAGGCGCATTGACTGCATATATTATAACAAAGCAGGTAGAGGATATAATTGGCTCCGGTGATACCATGACCGCAGGTGAAGCCAAAAAGATAGTCTGGGACAGTGCGGTGGATGAAGATTATAGTAAACTGTTGAAAAAGTATGGATCATTTGGTACTGAAGGCGTAATGATGGCAGATCAGGAATTAAACAGCCCCAGTATGCTTGCGGCACGGCATAGAAGGTTTAGTCCGGCGATGTCAGCCGGTCGGGAGCAAATGTTAGAAGGGCTCATTTGGTCTGCTGATGGCCAGGGAGATAAACAGGATAGGAGAAAGATGGTTTACAGCGACCCGGCGTTAGTACGAAGATTCGACAACGCGTTTTATGAAGTGCCATTATACATACAAGAACATCCTGTTGAACCTTTTTACCTGAATAAAATGTTTCACCCGGATAATAAACCGACACCTGCTGCTACCGGAAAGCAAAATTGGAGATTGCCAACGCAAGACGAAATTGATAAAGATTATGTAAGGCGAAACGGTCTTCAGGCTGAAGCAGCTGAGTTTCGTACCGTAAAGGATAACAATAAAGCGCACAAACAACCAGTTGCATCTTCGGGAAGGTCAGTTACCATAAACCTGAACCGGCCAATGATAGAGCACTTCATCATTAACACAAATGACATTAAAACCGGCCTCAGCGACTTTAAACATAAAGTGGAAGAGGTGCTGCTGGAGATACTTAACAGTGCAAACGCAATTCAATAATTATGGCAGAAATATCTTTCAGTTTAGCAGATCTGTTTGAGCAGACGTTTGGTTATAAGACCCAGGCATTTGACCCTGACTTCTTTCCCGTAACAGGATACAATGCACCTGCCCGTTCGGAACAAGGTGCATACGGGGCGCCTTACTATGCAAATGACGCGCTGGGTAACGAATACTATATGCCCGTTACCATCACTTATCCCGAAGCCACAGGCAGCGTGGCAGGTGCGCTTAAAAAATGGAATTTACCGTATCCCGTTATTTCTATAACGAGCAGGAAGACAATAGTGGAAACTCCGCTGACAGAAAGAAGAGGAACAGTAAAAGAGCTGGTAAACATCAGGGACTATGAGATAGTTGTGAAGGGGTTTATTATCAGTAATACCAATGAGTTTCCGGAGAGTGATGTTATCACCCTACGTACGATATATGAACAGAACACGTCCCTATCCATCCAATGCCCGCTCACAGATATATTCCTGCTTCGGCCGGACAGAAGCGGCAGTGACCAGGTAGTGATCACAGAGTTGAAATTTCCGTCCATTGCCGGTGTAAAAAATGTTCGCCCGTATGAAATACATATGTTGAGTGATGAACCCTTTAACCTCATATCCATATCCTTATGTTCGTATTGAATAGTGATATCACAATTGGCAATTTTCGTTTTAGCGGAGTGAATGAAGTGCGCATTACCCACAGCCTGCATAGCATCGCAGATACAGCCACTGTCCGGCTGCCATCAATTTCCCGAATTGTTACCGCAGGTAAGTCAGCCCCTGACCATGTTATCACAGGCAAACAATTTAGCGACGGAGATCCCGTCACTATAAAGCTTGGGTATAATGGCGACCTGCAAAATGAATTTTCAGGTTTTGTAAAACGCAGAGACCTGAACATGCCGTTGGAGATAGTGTGCGAAGGATACAGCTGGCTACTGCGAAGAAACACCATCAACGGATTTTGGAAAACAATAGCAGTAAAAGACCTCCTGCTTGCTGCAGTGGCAAATATAGATGCGACTTACAGCATTAATGTCCAATGTGATGTCGACTTTGAGTTGAACAATATCAGTGTCGCAAATAAATCTGGCTTTGATGTAATAAGCAACATCTCAAAATATACCGACGGCGCACTGTCCTGCTTCTTTATAAAACCAGATACATTGTGGTGCGGCTTGGTTTACACACCATACGCTATGGGTGACGATACTTTTGCATCAGGGCAGGTAAGCTATGAGCTGGGATACAATGTGATAAAAGATAACAGCCTGAAAGAAAGGCTCACAGAAAATGATCCTGTAGAAGTGACGTATTCTAAAAAGCTATCCGGAGGGACGCAATTGTCCGGTGTCTCCGATGTTTTCCAGTCCTTCACCCGGACACAGAATAAAATACTCAATCACATTACTGCTGCGGCTGTATTAAAGCAACTGGCCAACGAAAAAGCATATCGGTTGAATTATTCCGGATACGAAGGAAACATCAACGCATTTCTCCAACCTTTCGCAACACCCGGCTATGTAGCCTATATAAAAGACAACAGGTATCCGGAGCGGAATGGCTCTTACATTATAGAAGGCACTACGGTGCATTTTGGAATGAATGGTGCGCGCCGAATGGTAGAAATAGGGCCTCAGCTAGGCTTCGCAAATGAATGATCATGACAAAGAACATCTCAAATATTAAGGCAGGTATCGTTGCACTTACACATCGCACAAACGAGTTGATCAGCGGAACCGTGGTGCCCGGCAGCCTCGACGAAGATGGTTATACGATCAGTGTACTACCCACGGCAGGCACCGATGCTATTGATGGCGTATTGCTTAATGCCATCACTGAAAATGGTAACGGGCTTATTCTATTTCCCGCTGACAACAGCAATGTGATCATCGGCAGCATAGATGGCCCGGGCGAATGGACGCTGATACGCGCCAGCGATATAACGAAAGCGATCATCACGATCGGCGCGAGCAAGGTGACAGTTATTGATGGAACTATCACATTCAATGATGGCAGCAACAACGGCCTGCCCAAAGCAGACGCAATAACGCAGAAGTTAAACAACCTGGAAAATGACATCAATACCCTAAAACAGGTATTCAGCACAGCATGGGTAGTTGTGCCAAATGATGGCGGTGCGGCGTTAAAAGCCGCCGCCACAGCATGGTCTGGCAGCACGCTCACAGACACGGTAAGCAATGACCTTCAGAACACCGCAGTAAAACATTAAACTTCACAAAGCATGGCGACCCAAATGATAGATATAACGCTGGATAGTAACGAAGATCTGGAAATCGCCAATGGCGATTTCTTGTCCACGGAAAGTACAGCACAGCACCAGCGGCAGTTGATACTGAATAACAAAGGTGATTTTAAGCAGAACCCATCCATATGCGTAGGTGCCTTTGGTTATTTCGATGACGAGAATTTCCAGGGACTGGTGCGCGCTGTAAGCATAGAATTTTCAAAGGATGGGATGAATGTGCAGCAGGTGCAGCTTTCACCTGCCGGTATTATCAATAGCGATGCCTTCTATCCATAACAAACCAAACCAACACAATGAGCACAATAGCCAAACCCAATCAAAGCATGCTGGACATCATCATCAATTCATGCGGCACACTTGAAGGTGGCATGCAGCTAATGACCACAAACAATACCGGCATCACTAATGTTCCGGTTGTCGGGCAGAGCTTTATCATTCCGGGCGATGCCAATACTGATGCAGCCACATTGCTGTATTTGCAGCAGAACAACACGGTCATCGGCACCGCCGGCAACTAATTTATCATAAACCCTTAACCATCCTACGGATATTATCTATGGCAAGAACAATAGCGCAGATACAACAGGCGATCATAGCAGCAAAGACAGCAGACACCACCCTGTCCGGCCTTACCAGTACCAGCAATGTGTCTATCTGGCTTTTATGGACATACATAGTTGCTGTTTGCCAATGGACACTGGAAAACTTATTTGATGCCCATAAGAACGAGGTCTCCACCATCATTGCCGCGCAAAAGCCGCATACACTGCAGTGGTATGTTACCATGGCAAAACAATTCCAGTATGGGGTTAGCCTGCCTGCAGACACCGATACCTATGCAGCGCCATCAACAAATCCTTTGATAGCTATTGTACAATACGCTGCCGCAGTGGAGCTCACCAACCTTATCCGTATAAAGGTAGCCACGCTCACTGCTGGTGTGTTATCTCCTATCTCATCAGCACAGCTTACGGCCTGCTCTGCATACATGAACCTTGTCAAGGATGCCGGTGTACGGCTGCAGCTCACAAGCGGCAGCGCAGACACTTTACGCCTCGCCGTAAATATCTTCTACGATCCGCTGGTCCTTACCGCTACAGGTGCCCGGCTCGATGGCACTGCTACCACTCCGGTACAGGATGCCGTCAATGCATTCCTCGACAACCTTCCCTTCAACGGACTCTTTGTACTCAACAATCTTATTGCAGCGCTCCAGGTTGTAGAAGGTGTGGTTATAGGTCAGGTGGTTTCCGCACAGGCCTCTTATGCCTCATTGCCATTTACGCTGATCACCGTAGAGTACACACCCGATGCCGGCTACATGACGCTCGACAGCACATACTTTACCACACACGTTACCTATACCGCACACAACCCTGTGTAACAGATACTAAACTAAATCCATATGCCACTCTTTGATATCAACTACAACAATCTCGTCACGCAGCTACTGCCGGTGCGCTTGCGCAATACTAAGATGGTCCATTGGCTGCAGTGCCTGGCATCACCTGTCGCATGGCTGTACGGCCAGTTCTCCGGTAACCGCACTGCCAACCTATACCTACTCGCACACACCTCACAGGTCGTCTTCTTGCAGGCGGTGCTCAACGATACCTTCGACACCATAAGCCGTGGCATCTACATTGTGGATGGAGCGTACGAGGATCCGCTGTTCATCTACCTCGACCCGGAAAATATTTCCTTATGGACCGGCACGATCAGTGAAGAAGGCACCACAACTTACAATGATCCCGAATGGCTCTACACTACTGCGGAAACCGGCCTCTCCGGCTACAGCTTCGTTGTTAAAGTACCTGTAGCTGTGAGCTTTGATATCTCCCGCATGCGCGCGCTGATCGACCGCTACCGCCTGCCCGGCAGGAATGTGTACAATATCGTTACCTTCTGA